AGGTTTGACGATTTAAAAGATTATATTTATTCTTATAATACAGAAAAAACTATTTGTATACATTTATGGTATAATTCATGGCAATAAAAAAATATATAAAGGGTGAAAATTTTATTTCTTTATGTGATAATGAAAAAATTTTTTATTGTCATACACATGAAGTATTTGATTTTTTTGTTAACCCACCTAAAAATAATTTTATTTTAATTACACATAATAGTGATGGATCGGTTACTGAAACACCAAAAAGATTTGATAGTGGTAGTAGTAATGATTGCGATATAAATAAAATTAATATACCTGATAATTTAATTAAATGGTATGGTCAAAATATTGATGTGGTTCATGATAAAATAGAATCCATACCTATAGGTTTAGAAAATAGTATGTGGTTTACTAATCTAAAAAAGTTAGATAAGATAATTAAAATATCTGAACAAAAAAAATATTATAAAAACACATTATATGTTTGTCATAATATAAATACTAACCCCTCCCAAAGAATAGAACCTTATAACATTTTTAAAGATAAAAAATGGGTTACATTAGAAAATGGTATCAATGGTCATAATTTTGATAATTATTTACATAATATCCATAACCATAAATTTGTTTTATGTCCTGAAGGTAATGGTATCGATACTCATAGGACTTGGGAAACTTTATATGTTGGATCGATACCAGTTGAAAAAAGGAATAAAAATAATAGGTTTTACGAAGATTTACCTATTTGTTTTGTAAATGAATGGAGTGAAATCACAGAAGAATTTTTAAATGATGAGTATGAAAGGATTATAAATAGTAAATGGAATACTGAAAAATTAGATTTTGTTTATTGGGAAAATAAAATAAAAAATAACATCTATAATGAAAATTAAATTTATTGCATATTGGAATAGTGACTATAATATTTATAGTTTTATTAATGATATTTGGAACATTGATGGTAAGTATAATGACATTATTACATATGGTAATGACTATACACATTTAGTGGTTTTAAATAAATCTAACATACCTAATATAGATAAAAAAAATTTATATGGTATAATATTAGAACCTAATTGGTCACCTAATTTTGATTCTTCTTTATTTGATAGGTGTAATAAAGTAATAAGTTACCAACCAGATGTTTACAAAAAAGATAATATTGTTTTTTCTCCACTTTTAGGGACACATAGATTGTATGAATGTCAATATAAAGGTGAGATAATACACCAACATGAGACTACTAAAAAACTATTAGAACAAAATTTTATTAAAACTAAAAAATTATCTATAATTGTTAATTATCATAGTGAGGCGCATTCTATAAAAAATATACATAATATTACAAGATATAAGGAAAGAGAAAATTTAGTATTAAAGTTATTATCAAGTGATTTGGATTTTGATATGTATGGTCAGGATTGGGGGTCTATTGGGGTAAATGATGTTAGATATAAAGGGTTTTTGAGTAATAAACTTAACGGATTAAAAGATTATGAGTATACTATTTCTTTAGAAAATTCTAGTATAAGAGGTAATATAACAGAAAAAATTATTGATCCTATAATATGTAGAACTATACCTATTTATAATGGGCATGAATCTATATCTGAATTTTACCCTAATTCTTATGAGTATTTAAATTATGACGGTAATGAAATTGATACTATAAAAAAAATAATTAATCAAAAAAATAAAAATTATGACTTTGATGGGGCGATATATAATTATATTAACGTATATAATCCTATAAAAATAATTAAAGAATTGATAGAAAATGAAAATTAAAAATTTAGATAAAATTTATGTACTGAATCATGTAGATTTCCATAAAAGAAGGGAAGTGATAGAAAATAGTTTAAAAAAAGAAGGTATCGATTACGAATTAGTCCAGACGTACCACCCAAACGACATAGATTATGAAAAAGAACTATTAAATTGGGAAATTTTTGAACCAGTAGACATAGTACAACCTCACGGAATATACCAAAACTTTTCAAAAAAAATAAGTATGGGTAGTTTAAGTTTAGTCTTAAAACATAAATGGTGTTATATTGATCAAATAAAAAATAATTATAAAACTGTTTTAATACTGGAGGATGATGCTTTAATACCTGATAATTTTAACGAATTTTTAGGAAAAAATGTAGATGAGTTTATAGAAATGAATAAAAATGAATCTATTGGTATGTTGATGGTAGGCACATCACATAATTTTAATGTGCATAATACAACTGATGGTAAATATGTTTATTATAATGAAAATCAAAAAACAAGATGTACTCACGCATATATTTTAGATATAGATACTACTAAGAAAATATTACCAAGATTTAATATCATAAATTTACCAATAGACTTTAAATTAAACGAAATTATTCAAGTTGAGGGAATAAAAGTTGCATGGACACAACCAGGATTAATACAAAACGGATAATATGGAAATAACTATAGCCCCAATGGTAAAACCAGAAGTTGCTGACGCACCTTACTTTTTAAGGGTTTTAGATCATTTAAAAAATGAATTAGATGATAATTATCATTTTATAATTTCTAGATCAAATGATGAAGTAGAAAAACAACAATTATATAATTGTATTAAAAAAAATAAAAAAAATATTTTAATTCTACTTTCTGATGAAAAAGGAATTATTCCACCATTTACTGAGGAATTTTTTTTAATATTCAGAACATACAGTAATAGTAATCTTCATGACAATAAAAAAATATTTGCAGTACCATGTGGTTTTTCATGTGGATTTGGGGGTTATTTTGGTAACTCTGATTGGTGTTATGATAATATGGAAAAACCAAAACGACTGTTGAGGGAAAGAGAATACGATATTTTTTATTCTGCCCAATGGTCACCTAATAGGGTAGAGTGTATAAATCAATTAAATAAAGTAAAAAATAATTTTAAATCTATTGTAAATATTACAGATGGGTTTGCTAAAGGATTTAAATTAGAGGAATATTATGAATTAATGTCAAACTCCAAAATATCAATTGTACCTTTAGGTGCAGTAGTCCCAGAATCATTTAGATATTTTGAATCATTTGAAAATAACTGTATTGTGATAACTACATATCCTAAAAATTCTATTTATGGTAATTGGTTTTACGAAAACTCACCCGCAATATTTTTAGATAATTGGTCAGAATTAAATGATAATTTAATCCACAACCTTTTAAAAATAGAAAAATTAAATGAATTTGATATTCTTAATTTGAACTATTTTAATAAAAATATTTCAACGGAAGGTGTGTCAAACTACATTTTAAAAAAAATTAAATTATGATAAGTATTATATTTCCAACGAGATCTAAAATAAATGAATTAGAAATAACATTAAATTCAATTATTGATAATGCTAGTGATGAAGCAAATTACGAAATTATATTAGGTGTAGATAATGATGATAGTGAAACTATAAATTTTTTAAATACTTTTATATTAAATAAAAACAATATTAAAGTCGTATTTTTTGAAAGGTTATTTTATAAAAATTTACATCTCTATTTTAATAAATTATCTGAAATGTCAAATGGTAATTTATTGTGGTGTTTAGCAGATGATTGTAAAATATTATCTAAAGATTGGGACATTTATTTAAAAAAATATGAAAATGAATTTAATTACGTAAAGGTTAACCTTTTAGAATCTAATTGGGATAGTCATTTTTCATTAATCCCAATAATACCTAAAAAATGGTTTGTGTCAGCTAATAGTGCGTTGCATTCTACAACATATACTAATTCAGAAGGTATTAGTTACCATTCTGCCGCTTTGTCACCTGATTTAGAAAAAGATTATATGGTAATAAAAAAATATTTAACTGAAAAAAAATAATTAAAATGAAAAAAATAAAAGTACATTTTTTAAACTGGGAGGCATATGATGTGTCTATACCTGGTTCATCTAATGATAACATATTTTTATGGTTATTAAAAAAAAATTTTGACGTAGTAATGGATAGTCAAAATCCTGACATATTATTCTATTCTTTAGGGATGGATAACCCACACATACATTATAAAAACTGTTTAAAAATATATGTAAATAGTGAGCCAGGTCATTATAATAATTTAGAAATATACCCACGTAATGAAAGAAATTTTTTATCTATAAGTGATTGTGATTATATGATTTCCTCATATAAATCTAATATCGATAAAAATTTTTATATGCCTGTTTTCCTCATATGGTTATATCATCATATAAATGTAACTAAAATAATACCCTCTTTTGATTATTTAACTAAATATAGAGAAATAAATAAAAAAGATAAATTTTGTATTTTTTTACATACTAATAATACACCCCACAAAAGAAATGTTATTTTTAACAAATTAAATGAATATCAAACTGTAGATACTAAAGAAACATTCCCTATACCTTACGGATCACTACATAAAATAAATTCTATAAAAAATTTTAAGTTTTCTTTTGCAATGCAAAATCATTTTTATAAGGAACATCAGACATATAATATTGAAGGATTAATTGATGAAAAAATTATTGAGTCGTTTTTGTCTAATACTGTACCGATATATTATGGTAATGAAAAAATAGATGAGGTTTTTAATAAAAATTCATTTCTAAATTATCATAATTATAATGATGACGATTTGTTTATTGAGGCAATAAAAGAAATCGACTCCAATAATTTTTTATTAAATGAAATGTTACGACAACCTATAATAAAAAATATTGATGATTTAGGTATTAATTTATTAGAAGAATTTTTATTGAAGATTATAAAATAATATTTACTATAAATTAAATTCGTATATATTATTAAAAATAAAATTATATGAAAAAAAAAGCATTAATTACAGGTATTAACGGACAAGACGGTTCATATTTAGCGGAATTTTTATTAGAAAAAGGATATGAGGTATGGGGAACAATAAAAAGAAATTCTGTTTCGGAAACACAATCTACAAGAATTGAACATTTAAGGTCGACAGATAAAATTAAATTAGAATATGCGGATTTAACTGATATGGCTTCGTTAATAAGTGTATTACAAAAAGTGCAACCAGATGAAATTTATAACTTAGCTGCACAATCACACGTGAGAATTTCTTTCGATCAACCTATCTATACTGCTAACGCAACAGGTTTAGGGACATTAAATCTATTGGAATCGGTTAGAATGGTTTCACCACACTCTAAAATATATCAGGCATCATCATCTGAAATGTTTGGTAATTCAATAGATGTAGATGGTTATCAGAGAGAAACTACACCTACGAACCCTGTTTCACCATATGGGTGCGCAAAAGTGTTCTCATATAACATATGTAGAAACTATAGAAATTCATATGATATGAAAATATGGAACGGTATTTTGTTTAATCATGAGTCACCTCGTAGAGGTACAAATTTTGTTACCAATAAAGTTGTTAAGGCTGCAGTTAGAATTAAATTAGGGTTACAAAAAAATTTACATTTAGGTAATCTTGATGCAACTAGGGATTGGGGTCACGCAAAAGACTATGTTGAGGCAATGTGGTTAATGTTACAATCAGATAAACCAGACGATTATGTGTGTTCAACAGGTGTCTCATATTCTGTTAAAGATTTATGTGAATATACATTTAATAAATTAGATTTAGACTTTAAAAAATATGTAGTTATAGATGATAAACATTTTAGACCTGAAGAGTTACATGATTTAAAAGGAGATTCATCTAAAATAAGGTTAGAATTAGGGTGGAAACCAAAATACACCTTTAAAACAATGTTAGATGATATGATAAATTATTGGTTGGAATATTATAGTGTTGAAAAAGAATATATAAATGAATAAAAAAATTTTAGTCACTGGAGGTAGTGGTTTAGTTGGGTCAGAATTTAAAGGGGATAAATACTTTAAACCAACGTCTAAAGATGTTGACATTAGAATTACTTCAGAAGTCAACACACTAATCGGAAATAATAATTTTGACGGTATTATACATTGTGCAGGTAAAGTTGGTGGTGTTGGGGGAAATATGAAATATAAAGGAGAATTTTTCTACGATAATATTATGATGAATACTAATATAATAGAATCTGCTAGAATGTTTGGTGTTAAAAATTTAGTATCATTTTTATCAACATGTATATTCCCTAACGATGTAGACTACCCACTAACTGAAAATAAAATTCATTTAGGAGAACCCCACTTTTCAAATTACCCTTATGCATACGCAAAAAGAATGGCAGACATTCAAATAAGATCGTATAGAGAACAATATGGGTTAAATTATAAATCTGTTATTCCTACAAATATATATGGTATTAACGATAATTACAATATAGAAAATGGGCATGTAATACCCTCACTAATACATAAATGTTATATTGCTAGAGAATATAAAACTGATTTTACTATATGGGGATCAGGTAAACCTTTAAGAGAATTTATTAATAGTAAAGATGTTGCAGAATTAACTGAATGGGTTTTAGAAAATTATAATGAAGATGAACCTATAATCTTATCTACATCTGAGGAAATATCTATTAAAGAATTAGTTGATATGGTAGTTGAATTGATGAATTTTAATGGTAAGGTAATTTTCGATAAAACTAAACCCGATGGTCAGTTTAGAAAACCATCAGACAATAGTAAAATAAAAAAATATTTACCTAATTTTAAATTTACCCCACTTTATGAGGGGTTGAAAGATACTATTGAATGGTTTGAATTAAATTATTCTAATATTAGAAAATAAACTTTAATTTTTAGAAAATAATAGTAAAATTATAATATGACAAGAAGAAGAAAAAACAAACAACTTTCCGAAGAAGAAATTTTGGAAATGGAGGCATTTCTAAACCGAAACAATGTTGAGGAAGAGAAAGTGTTTAAAACTATTACTATTAATGTTAAATGTAAGACTGAGAATCAAAAAAAATTGGTGGAGTCTATAAAAAATAACGAAATAACTATTTGTAGTGGTTTACCTGGTTCTGGTAAAACATTCTTATCATGCGCAGAAGCAATAAGATTGGTTACGATGGAGGAAAAATACAAAAGAATAGTTTTAGTAAAATCTATAACCCCATTAAAAAATGAAGAGATCGGACATTTACCTGGTGATTTAAAAGAAAAAATGGCTCCGATTATGGAATCTTTTACAGATAATATCAGAAAACTTATCGGTAAAAGTAGGATGGAAAAATTAATAGAGTTAGGGGTGATAGAGATTGTCCCTATCGCATTTGCTAGAGGTAGGACTATAGACAATTCAATAATATTAATAGATGAGGCACAAAACATTACATTAGAAAATATCAGAACTCTTATGACAAGGATTGGTGATAATTCTAAAATGGTTATTATGGGAGATGTAAAACAAAAGGATTTGAGGAATAAAAAAGATAGTTCCTTAGAAGTTGTTTTAGAGAAATTTAAAGACAAACCAAGTTTTGGTTGTGTAGAATTAAGAAATCCTGAAGACGTGGTTAGAAACCCAATAATAAAATTGATTGAGGATATTTTTGAGGAATTAGAAAATTAATTATAATGAGTAAATATATTTTAAAAACAAAAAAAGGGGAAGTTATTACCATAACTAACCAAGAAAGTTTAGAATCTGCAATAGAATTTTTTTCATTTAAAAAAAAATTAAGTCCCGAACAGTTACTAACAATTTATAAAGTAGAAAGTGATGAAAATAGGGATAGGTATTAATGGAGTAATTAGAGATTTTATCACTAAATTTGAGTCGGTTTATGATAGATATCATCCCTCCGAAGACGAGGAAACGCCAGAAAGAGACATCAGTTCCTTAAATTTGTTAGAACATTTTGTTTTTACTGGTGGAACAGAAGAATTAAATAAATTCTTATATGTAGATTCTTCTTTAGAAATATTTGGGCACGCGGGTGAGACAAAATTAAATTCTGTCGAACACCTAAACCAACTACACAATTTAATTGAGGATATGGGTCACACCCCCATTCTAATTAGTAAAGAATTAAATAATAGTAAACCTGCAACACTTTTTTTCTTGTCTAAATTATCTGCAAAAATTAATAATATTATTTTTGTTAGAGATAATTCTAAAAAGTGGGATTTTGTTGACGTAATGGTAACTGCAGATCCAGAGGTATTAGAAAGTAAACCTAGTGGTAAAGTATCGATAAAAATTATAAATCATTATAATAAGGATTGTCAATCTGATTATACTGTTATTGATTTAAAAGAGATCGTTGATGATAAAAAATTATTAGAAAAAATATTGGGTACACAAACAATAGAATTTGAAGACCTTTAATATTTACTTATCTAAAAAAAATCAATAAATTAGTAAAAAAAATAAATATGGAAAACGATAATTTACTTCTACAAATTGGAGGAAAAGAACTATACTTTGATATCGATAGATTATCTGATGTAGTAAAAATAGAATCTAAAATAAATCAGGATACTTTATTAGACGCAACTGGTATAGAGGAAATAGATGAATCTACAATACAAATAGACATCACTAAATATGAGATGTTTAGAGAAATGATTGCGACAATATTAAACCATAATGAAGAAATTGATGATAAAATGGGATCAGTGGCGTTAAATAAAACTTCTATCCCATTTAAAATTGCTTATAATACTTTACTAATGAAAGGTATTATAAAAGAATTATAATAATAAAATAAATAAATAAGTATGAGTGAACAATTAGAAAAAATCAAAGAATCTATTGAAAAAATTAATAACAAGGATTTTGGTATTTATTTTTTTACTATCGACACAAAGGGTAACCCAACGGCAGGTGTTGCCACAATCTACGAACATGTAAAAAAGTTGAGAGAGTTAGGTTATAACGCACAAATTTTACATGATAAAAATGACTATAAATTAAGAGAAGATGAACACGGTATTGGTATTGCTGAATGGTTAGGTGAAGAATACGCTAATTTACCTCACGTCTCTATCGAGTCTCAAAAATTACAGGTAAGTGCATCAGATTTTGTAGTTATTCCTGAAGCATTTGCTAGTATTATGAAACAGACTGTAAATTTCCCATGTAAGAGAATAGTATTTTTACAATCGTATGAGTATATTTTTGAAATGATGGAGATTGGTGAAGGTTGGGAACAATTCGGAATTAGAGATGTAATCACTACGAATCAAAATTTAAGTAATTATGTTAACACATTATTTAGAGGTTTGACAACTGATATCATTCCTATCGGTATCCCTTCTTACTTTGAAGATGAGAAGAAACCTAAAATCCCTACAGTATCTATGGTGGCTAGAGATAAGAGAGAGTTATTAAAAATAGTTAAAATTTTCTATCAGAAATACCCACATTATAGATTTGTAACATTTAGAGATTTGTCTGGATTACCTAGAAAGACATTTGCAAATGAACTATCAAAATCATTTTTAAGTGTATGGGTAGATGAATTATCAAGTTTTGGTACATTCCCATTAGAATCTATGAAAGTAAACACACCAGTAATCGGTAAGATACCTAGAATGGTACCAGAATGGATGGGTAACGTAGATGAAAATGGTAATCTTAATTTAAATGATAATGGTATTTGGACTGCAAATTTAAACTCAATTCCTGACATTATTGCAACTATGGTTGGATTATTCTTAGAAGACGCATTACCACAAAATATTATGACAGGTATGAGTGAATGGGTAAATAAATATAGTGAAGAAGAATCTAATAATGCCGTAACAGAAGTTTACGATAAAATATTTAAACGTAGGTTAGTTGAATTAGAAAGTTCTCTTCAACAATTTGAAGTAAAAGAACAAACTACTATATAAAAAATAGAAAATTAAATAATAACAAAATAAAAAAATATAAAAATATGAGTAGTATTTCAGTAATAGTACCAGTACATAAATTAGAAAAAACATATTTAGATTCATGTATTTTAAGTATCAAAAATCAAAAAGAAAAACCGAATGAAGTTTTATTTGTAGTATCAGAAGATACTGATCTTGATGATTATTTAAACAATTATGATTTTGGTGATATTAAAGATTTAGTAAAAATTGTAAAAAATGAAACTAAGGACTATGGATTTCAATCGCAAGTCAATTATGGGGTTAAACAGTCTACATCAGACTATTTTACGTTTGTAGAATATGACGATGAGATTTCACCTATTTGGATTAAGAGTGCTAAAGAATATATTAAACATTATTCTGAAGTTGGTGTGTTTTTACCAATAATTTATGAAACTGATGAAAACGGTAGATTTATTTCTTTTACTAACGAAAGTGTGTGGGCAAAAGATTTTACTGAAGAAAGTGGTTTTTTAGATAATAATGTTTTACAAAGAGTTCAGAACTTTAATTTTGATGGTATGGTAGTCAAAAAAGAAGTTTATGAAGAATATGGTGGGTTAAAAAATAACGTAAAATTAACTTTCACATATGAATTCTTATTAAGAATGACATATTTTTCAGTTCCAGTTATGGTAATCCCTAGATTAGGATATAAACACACTAACAATAGAGAAGGATCTCTTTTTGTGGAATATAAAAATAGTATTGATGTTTTAGAAAGTAAATTTTGGGTTAACAAAGCCAAAAAAGAATATTTTTTTACTGAAGATAGAGAAATAACATATGAAGTATAAATTATTTTATGTCAGAAGAACCTAAGAAAAGAGGTCGGAAGAGAACAAATAATTTATATTTTGGTCCTGAACAGGAAGAAGCAGTAGTTAAATTTTTAACAAGTGAATCGTATAGTGAAAGAAATAAAATTTACAATGAATATCTAAAAGGCCCAGTAGATAAGATGGTGGAATCCATCATAAGGCGTTATAAGTTATATAGAAAAGAATATGAGTATGAGGATGTACATTCTGATACTCTATCTTTTTTAATTACAAAAATGCATAATTTTAAACCTGATAAGAATAAAAAGGCGTATTCTTATTTTGGTACGATATGTAAGCATTATCTTTTAGGACAATTAATAAAAGATGATAAAAAATTAAAATCGGATGTTTCTTATGAAGATGTTTATAAAACAGTAGAAACGATGGAAGATTTAACTTACACTATCGATGATGATAAAATTAAATTAGATGATTTTATTAATGAAATTTCTGCCAGCATTAAAGGTGAAATGAAGTATAATAAATTATCTGAAATAGAACTTAAAGTTGGTTCAGCGTTAACAACTATTTTAGATAATTGGGAAACTATATTTGAACAAGTAGAGAGTGGTAACAAATATAATAAAAATTTAATTTTATCTTACATTAGGGAAATATCTGATTTATCGACAAAAGACATAAGAATTGGTATGAGAAGATTTAAAAAAATATATATTTTTATGAAAAACGATAAAATAGACGATGATTCCTTATAAAATTTTATTATAAGATATTTATAGTAAAAGAATTAATATGAGTAGACCGAAAAAAACTAAAATCAATTTAGATAAGAATAGTTTACAAGAGTTAATGCAGGAAATTTACAACGATTGTACTACAATTATGAATAGTGCTCGTAGGGAAATGAATGAGAGAAAAGTGAGAGTCAATATAGAAGATGTAAATGATGAGTATCAAATAGGTAAAGTCAATAATGAAACACTCAAAATTTTAGAAACTACTATTGATAAAAAGATTGCTTTAGCAAAACTACAGTCCCAAATATTAGGTAATAAAACTGATGGGGATGAAACTAATGTGAGTGGGAACGGTATTACTGAAGAAGATAAAAATATTCTTAGGGAACTATTTAAAGAGAAAGCGAACAATAAGAATACTGAATATGATGTAGATTAATATGAGCGTTAAATTAAAAAATGTTGTTTGTGAACCTAAAGATTTTATTGGGGGAGTTAAAAGACAGATAATGGAATTAATATCACTTAACCAAACTATCTGTAATAACTTACCAAATTTATCTTTACCTATTGCAATACCAGAAATACCTGACCTAAATTTTAGTCAAAGAGTTGTTGATTTATTAAATGATATATTGGCAACAATTTCAGGTATAAATATAGATGAAATGAGGATGCAATTAATAAACTGGTTAGTTGAACAATTGCGTCCATTATCTGAAGATCTATCTATTACTATGATAGATTTAATTAAATGTTGCTACGCATGTAAAGTCGATCCACAAATACCGAACTGGTTATTCGTAACAGACCCATCAACAATTGTTTATGATGGGAATGGTAATCCTATACCTAATACTGGTACACCAGGAATTGGTATTAATATTGAAATTAATAAGCTAGATTTAACTTGTTTATTTTCTGTCGATCCTAATTCTAATGCTGGTAAATTATTTTACGATGGAACACAATTAGACGATATAAATGTTTTTTTGTGGAATGTAATTCAAAATAATGGTAACCCATTAGTATGGAAAGATCCGATTTCTGGTAAAGAGATTGTGGAACTAAGATATTTTGAAAACAGTCCGACTTCTTTTGTCGAGACGGATGGTACTACCGATTACCAAAACATAGAGGCAAGACCTAGAGTATTCAATATTAGAATAGTTAATAAAACATACCAAAATAAAACATTAATCACATTTTTAGTAGATTATTTTAATAGTCAAAATCCATTATTTAATCCTGATAAAGTAGTTCCTAATGTAATTGATTTGATTTATGGTACATTAACTAATAAAGTTAGTTTACCTGATGAATGTCTTAATAAAGTAGTTGAAACTGAAAAGGCGATAGAAGATTACATAGATAAAGGTATCGACAATCCAGATGTAGAATTTGATGAAAGTTTCTATACTTTTACACCAGCTCAAATTGTTAATATAAAAGAGTTGGTTAAACAAAAAAAATCTGGTGTTAAACAATTTAAAAAATGTTGTGGGAAACAAGTGAGTAGTGTTTCTTTTGAGACTTTAAAAAAAATTGATGACTCAATAAAATCGTCATCTACCTTACAAGAAAAAATACAAGTTTATAATAGATCAATAGATTCTTTATTTAAAGAAACATCAGAAGGTGTAAAAAATTTAGATAAAAATAGTGCGAATGGAGAATTTTTGGCAAATTTTATTAGTGCATTGCAAGTGGCATTAACAAAAATAGTTTTATCACCTAAAAATTTGTTGATGCTAAATATGTTTTATTTTTTAGTTAATAAACAACCTGTTAAAAAAGTTAGGGTAAAAGAATTACTTAAAGAATTTGAATGTATTATTGCTGCGATTATTGGTGATTTACTAAGAAAAATTATTTATGAATTTTTATTACCAATGATATTAAAGGCACTAAAAGAAATTGTATTATGTGCAATAAGAAAAAAAATTAAAGAAATTAATTTAAATTATTTAAAAACAAAAAGAAGTTTATTACCACCTTTTGTAAATGACACCATAAATGCAGTTGAAGGTTTATTTGGTAAAGCGGAAAATGTGGTAGATAAGGCTAGAGGATTTACAGATAAAGTTAATTTAGATTCGTTGAGTAATTTAAATTTATTTAATAACAAAGGAAGATTTTGTGATTAATTATGGCAGGAAGTGAAGGTTGTAATAGTAATAAAGGTGACATTTATAAAAATATTGGGATTGCAGGTGCTTTAGTAACTATTGCGTTATTATTAAAAAAGGCATTTAAAACACCAAAAAGATTGCCACCTATTACTAAGGAAGAAATTTTAATCGGTGTGAAATTTAGGGAAGGGTTAAGTGCAATTGATATCGCGTCTAGAATTATTGAAAGAAAAAAAGAAATCGGTATTAATATTACACCATTACCTAGTGGTGCTGAGAATATAGATTTAAAAATGGAAGTTATTCGTGTTGAGGAAATTGTTGATGCGATACATACTAAAATGAAGGTTGAGGCAGCTTTCCCTCCGGGTGTTGCAGTAACCGCAACTGGTGGTAATGCTGGTGGACCAATAGTGGTACAGGGTGCAACCACACAAGCAGTTAAAGTAGAAGGAATTGCTAGGTAATATGGAAAATAAAATAATTGATTGGAGTAATATGAGTAATTCATCAATAAAGATGAAGTTAGAGGAATTATTACACGAACAAACGGCACTAAAAGATAGGATAATTAAATTATCTGAAAAATTAGAATCAGTGGAAAAAGATTACTATTACGGTAATAAAATTTTAGTAAAAAGATATAAAGGAGAAGACTAATGAATAATTATTATACTGATAGTACCAATACTAATGTAGTTCCAATATTAAGGGTTGGTGAGGTGATATCTAATGTAGATACTACCAAATCTGGTAGAATTAAAGTTAGGATTACAGGAGTTGACGATACCGAAAGTGATAAAAACTTAATAGATTGTGTACCATTATTACCAAAATATTTAGTGACTTTACCTAAGGCGGGTGAATGTGTTTTTGTGTTTCAATATGAACATAATGATTCATCTCCAACGGCAGCATTTAAAAATAAGAGGTTTTGGATTGGTCCATTAATTACCCAACCGACTAAATTAGTTGGAGAACCGTATAATTCTGCACTTTCTATATTACCTGATGGATATACAAAATTAAAAGATCCTAACTTAGAAATAGGTGCATATGGTGAAGAGGAAGATGTTATATTGCAAGGTAGATATAATACGGATATCATACAAAAAGATAGACAGATTTGGTTAAGGGCAGGAAAAGTAATAGAAGGTTCAGAAAATAAATTTAATGATAAGACTTTAGGATATATTCAATTAAAATTTGGAGGTGAAGAATTAAAGAGAAATTTAGTAGACAAAGAAATAGTTACATTTGTTGAACAACAACCTGATAAAATTATTACAGTAACTTTAAATACTATAACAAATTCTGGTATTATATTATCCAGTGATTTAACACCTGACGCATATAGAAAAAGTGATATTGCTAAAACAGAAGTTAGTATTGTCATAAATGATGCTAAAACTGGATCAGAAATAATTACTTTCAGTAATACCAATTCATTCATCGGACCAACGTCTAGGGATTCTGCCTTAGAGGCATCTAAAACATTTATTGATGTAAATAAAGGTGAAAGATGGAGAATAAAATCTAAATCTAATGATATTATAGACATCTATAAAGGTAATAACGGTATTGCTAATTTTACGTCTACCCCAATTGAGGTTAAGAAAAAAATAAAAGAGGTAAAAATAGAAAAAAATAAAAGTGATAAAACTAGTGTCATAAATGTAGTGGCAAATAAAATTAATTTTATTAGTCATGATGGTGAACATACTTTTAATTTAACTGATCCTAAACAATTAATTAGTGATGTTGAACAACAAAAAATAAATAATGAAGCACACCCATTAGTTTATGGGGACATTTTAGTAGAATTTTTACAGTTAGTTAAAAAATATGTAGAGTTACATGTTCACCCATATCACGGATTAAGTGCTGATCCAAGTACTGTAACAACAAATGTATTAAGTTTTGATTTAAATAAGATTTTAAATAAGAATATTAATAGTAATTAAGATATTTATTTATAAAAAGAGATGGTATACAGAACTTATATAGATAAAAATAATACAATTATTTTTGGTACTCAAATTAATACAGGAAGAAATCCTATTGCACAATTATATTATGGTGGTAAAGAAACTCAACCTGACTACACTAGACATTTATTATATTTTGACGTATCTGATTTACAAGAAAAATATAATAATGGTGAATTAGGTGATTTATCAGGTGTTACCCACACATTAAAAATGACAAACACTTCATTTTTTGATAGAGATTTACAAGCACAAAAACTTTTAGATGGTAAACAAAGAACATCATCATTTGATTTGGTATTATTTAGAGTGAATCAATTTTGGGATGAGGGTTGTGGATATGATTACCAACAAATAAGATATGCTGATTATGGTGGAGATATAACTTTTGTACAATCCGCAAGTAATTGGTTAAATGCTACTACTACAAATACTTGGTCACAACCAGGTGTTTATTCTGGTTCTCCTTCGGCAATTACTGTCACCACACAACATTTTGACAAAGGTAATGAAAATATTGAAATGGATATTACCAATGAAATTAATAACTTAATAACTGGTGCGTCTACTAATTATGGTTATGGTTTAGCATTTGAAAGAGATTTGGAGATTAAAGAAGTTGTACCTTCACAATATGTTGGGTTTTTTACTAAGCACACTCAAACATATTATGAACCATTCGTTGAAACTATTTGTAACAATACAATAAAAGACGATAGAAAAAACTTTTATAAGGGTAAGAATAATAGATTATACTTCTATACTAATTTAGGTGGAGAACCCACAAATTTAGATAATAAACCTAACGTAGTAGTTAAAGACTCTAATGGGACTACGATCCAATCGTTTAGTGGTAATACTGTAAAACAATCAGATAAAGGTGTGTATTATGTAGAATTTTCTGTACCTATACAAAATACCCAATGTGGACTTTTTACGGATACTTGGTCTAACATATTAGTAAATAACATTTCTAGACCTAATGTTACGTTAGAGTTTGAGGTTAAGGATGATACTGAGTATTATAGATTTGGTGATAATGAATCACTACCGATAGAATATCTAGTAAATTTAAGTGGTATAATGAGGGATGAAAAAATTAAAAGAGGTGATAAAAGAAAAGTATTCGTAAACGCTAGAATACCATACACTGTTAATGAGACAAGTGTTATTGATGGTTTACAATACAGATTATGGGTTAAGGAAGGTCCAACACAAGTTAATGTAATTGATTGGACAGATGTAAATAGAGCTTATTTAAAAAATTATTTTATATTAGACACTTCTTGGATGATACCTAACGAATATTTTATAGATATTAAATTAACATCTAATCAGTTAGTTAAAACATATACAAACACACTTAAATTTAATATTGTGAGTCAGGTAGATAACTTACATTAAATCATTTATATCTATTGGTTTTGCCCCTTCAGGTAAATCAAATGTTGTATTAGACATATATTCTAAAACATCTTTTATAATTGAATCGAATGTATTTAAAATATTTTCTTTAGTTAAAGGTTTAGGGTAAGGTACTTTAAATGACATTAATTTTGTTTGACTTGAATCATCATATATAGATTGGGTGATGTCTCTATACTTTACAGATACCATAAATTCTTCTGTATTTACATCTTCACTCTCATCTGAACTAAAATAACTTAATTCACGTATTTCACCGTTTAAATCTATTGGGTTAAAATTTATTGATACAGATAAAGTTCTGAAGTCATGATCTTCACCTGTGACGTAATATCTCCTATATTCTGTTTCTATATATTGTTCTAGAGGTATATACATATAGAAACCCCTATAACCTGAATTTAATGACACCTCTCTATTTTCTAATGATTCTGTACCAACATCACCGTTAAATTTTAATCTAACAGTAAAATTATTTTCATTATTTTTGGAATAACTTTCAATTAAATTAGAAATATTCTCAAAAAATAATTTATAAACTGGCATAGTTTTACGTATTGGTTGGAATTCTGAAAATAGTTCTCTAGCGGACCAACTAAATGTTCTCGCTAAAGAATATGCAGTTTCGTAGTCTAAATTAAAGTCCTCTATTAATTCTATTGCAACATTCCACATATTAAAATCTGATGTACTTACACCATATTTTTTATATAACATTTCTAAAATTCTTTTTTCTTGTGGAGTAAATTCTGATGTGACATCTATTAACCTAGATTCTAACAATACGTATTTCTTTTTAATTCTCATAGATACAAATATAATAATAAATATTATAAAAAATAAAAAAGGGTAGAAAATTTCTACCCCTTTTTACCTTTATTTTAAATTAAGATTATCTTAATTCATTTAAATCAAAAGTTACAACTCCGTCAACAGTAACAGTTCCGTAGAATCTGTTGTTCACCATTTTCTTAGCGTATCTCGTCATGATACCCTTAGTAGGTGCGAAGTTGAATGGATTTTGTAATGTTGGAGTCAATTGAAGAGGTACGTAAGGTGCGTAAATGTACCCTGTATCTAACAATGACTTACCTTTATGTCCAATGATTATTGAGTTAGCTGGTGCGTATGGATCTCTATACACAGTATATCTACCACCTAATGAACCAATTTTCTCAATACCCATATTGTATTGATCTTGCTCTGGAGAAGCGTTTGATACGTGGAAGTATTCTAAATCATCGAAAATTGCTGATACTTCAGAAGAAACAACGATAAAGTTTGCTCCACCTCTCAAAGTTGATTTATGGATTTGAGCAGAGATTTGGTTAACTTTAGTAATCAACGTTTGATTCCACTCTTTTTGAGTGTATGCGTTGAAACCACCACCGTTATTAGCTCTTTTCCATCCGTTGTAATCCCATCTCAATTGCCAAGCCGCTCCTTTTCTTAAATCTCTTAAGATCTCTCTATCGATCTCAGCAGCAACCTGCTCAGACAATAAAGCCGTAAGTTCAGCCTCAGCATCAATGTTATGGAATGCACTAACGTCTTGTGCTAATTCAGGAGACCAAGTAGCTCTTAGTTTTCTTTCAGTAACCGATACAACTACCTCATCTAATTCAAAAGATACTTCACCCATTTCTGTAGCGAATTCTAATGTTTCATATCTAGACCAAGATACAGATAAACCTGTAAATGATGTACCACTAGCAGCTCCAATATAACCATCAAAGTTAGAAGAACCACAATCGATACATGCTGGGTGAGTTAAATCTAACTCTACCAAAAGTTCTCCATCAGGACTACAAATGTTAGTGTAATCTACGATACCTCTACCATATTTTTGACTTACTAATCTGAAAGGAACTACACCACCAGCACTAATGATAGTTTTACCATCTTTATCTAAGATTGCGTTATCAGAAGTAAGTGTTAATGACGCTAAGAAAGATTCAGTATCCATCTCATTTCCGTCTGGTCCAGTTAATCTACCAGCGTTTGTTGAAGAAAAACCAGTGATAGCCGCTTTAAGGTTTCTAAATGAACCATCAGCCGCTTTTGGTTGACTAGCAAATGCAGTAGTAACTTTTTCACCATCAGAATTTAAAACTACTGGTCTTAAACCACCATTATAAACTGTTTTTTTACCTTTAGATGCGTCAAATAATCCATCATTGTAAAATAAATCGTAAAGATTTTTTGCTCTAAATTCAGTTACCGTAACACCACATCCAGATACAACACATTCAGGTAAAGAACCGTTAGTTGCATTACCATTTAAGTCAAATGAACCGTTAGATGTTTTAGGTACGAAATAGAATAATTTACCGATTGGCATGTTCATCGCTTGTACCGATACGATGTCGTTAGCCAATAATTTAGAGAATACTCTTCTTACAATTGGGAAAACAACTGTTTCGAATGATCCAGAAGAACCAGCATCAGTTGATTCGTTCAATAGAGCAGACGCTTGGTTTTCATACAACTGTGCGATGTTCTCTTTAATATGACCTTTTAAACCATCTAAGAATCCTAATGAATTCCATTTAGTAATAGTTTTAGATCTAATTTGCTTTAGGTGCTCAAGTCCAATATTACCGACTTCACCAGAATTTAACAAATGTCCCATTTTTTATTTTTTTTGTTTTGTTATTTTATTATTATTTATTATGAGATTCTTCTCATCAAATCTTTAATAGCCGTAATTTGTGGATCAACATATGCAGTTGATTCGTTCAAATTATTAGTATTATAAGATTTTACTGTTTTATTAACTTTATTTTGAACAGACTCATTAATTGGTTTTTTATTATCCAACTCAGTTTTTATCGTTTTATAAATATTTTTAGATTCTTTAATAGTTTCTGCATTATCAAATCTTTTTAAAATATCCATCTTTTCATTCTTTGTTGTAGAATGTTCTGTGAACAATCTATTAACATACGCTAAGTTGGTATTAAATAAAGCAACTTCATTAAGTTTGTCTTTGAATATATTAAGAGCCTTTTTATATTCTTCATTTTTAGCTTTAAGCTCTCTATATTCTTTAATTATTTTTGACTCGGAAACTGTGTCTGTGTTTGGTTTTTTAGTGATTAAAGGTTTACGAACATTTTTAGATTCTCTTGCTGCAAATCTAGCTCCGTGATATCTTTGTTTTCCACCACTTCTTCTGTGTCTTTGCAATCTGTCCTCATCAAGTGTATCTTCCTCATCAATGTAAGCCCCTTCACCCATTGCATCATAGTTTTCTTCGGTTTTATCCTTAAACATTTCATACATTGGAGAATCTTCGTCTAAATGAATTTCATAAATTGTTTCATCATTTTCATACATTGATCCTGACCCACATTCAGAGCAATACTCTTTTTCTTCTTCTTCATCTTCTTCCTCAAAACCAAATCTATCTCCCATAGATTCCTTAATGTAATACTCTACTCCTGTTTCGTTATCTGTTAAATGAATACCACCACTTGGATCTTTAACCACCTCAACTTCATCGTTATCCCCTAATTTGTTTTTAAACACATGGATAACCTCTTCGTCTGAAGCACCTGTTAAGTCTAACACTTCCTCATCGTCACCAGGTTCTAAACCTAAATTAAGATTAAAATCTTCTTCTTCCTCATCTTCATCTTCCTCATTAGCATCTAAATCTAAATCAACATCTAAATCTAAATCAACTGGTTCTTCTGAATTTTCTAAAGAATCAAGATCTAACTCTTCTTCTGGTTCTTCGGTACTTTCTTCATCGTCAAGATCTAACTCAACCTCATTCTCATCTTCGGATCCTTTTAAATTAGCATCGTCATCTAATTCTTCATCTTCTTCTTTTAAAGACGACTCAACGATACTCTCAATTTCTTTCGACAAGTGTGCCGAAAGCATTTCTTTCGTGTTGGCTTTTAAGGCATCCTCTAAGGACTTAGCTTCTAGCAAAGCCTCTTCGATGATAGATTTCTTTTTTTCAGCCATTTTTCTTTTTTTAATTTTTTATTATTAAATTATTATGTATGCAAAATTTTGCATTTAATTATAAATATGCTAGTTTTTTAAAAAGTTTAATTTTTTTTATTAATCCATTAAAAAATTAGTTAACCCATTTTTCAAATCATCAGAATTTTTCTTATTAGTAGACTCAGACATTTGTTGTTCTTTAGAAGGTTCTTCACTATATATCCAAGATCCCGGAGTTGATGGTGATGTAACGATATCCCAACAAATTAATTCAAAATCGTCTTGTACAACATTTCTACCATTTTCTTTTTCTAATGACCCAACACCTCTGGAAGAAACACCAATCTTTAAACCTTTTCTAATATAATTTGCAACTTTATCACCCTCACAAGAAATAATACCTTGATTGACAAATCCTGGTGACATAATTATTTCTAATTTACCCATAAGGACATTACCTTCCCACCACAAATCAACTACATTGTGAGAAATCCTACTTATCGCAACTATAGATGATTCTGGATGATCCGCCTCACCTAACGCTCTTTTTTCTTTGATTAATTTTAAATAATTTTCTGCCTCTCTTCGTAAAATGGCTTCAGGGTAAACTCTTTCATTTCTATTTTCTACCCCATATTTTTGCATAACTGCGTAAACAACTAAAGGTTCTTCTATTATAGGTTGACCTTGAGTTAATTTATTTACTTCGTTTACAAAATGTCTATTATCTTTTGGAGAAATGTATCCTGCATCATATTCGATGAGGATACCTTTTTTTTTGATATCGTTTTTTTTTAAAATTTCCATAATAATGATATAGTTTTAATATAAATATATCATTATAGTAAAAAGATTATTTTTTAGACTTATGAAATTTAAAAACGTTATTACCTTCAAAACAATTATTTATTACATCATAAATAATGTTTTTTGAATTTTCAAGTATTATTGTTTGATTGATAGGTAGATTCTTTTTCTGGAATAGTGTGATTTCACACGACATAAAACTCCTTTTATTTATGTTGAATCCTGAAGTTCTCATATCTAAATCTACGATATACCTATCATTAAAGAATAAATTTTTATCGAGATTGTTGTTTAAGTTTTGTTTTATTTTTTTTTCTGACACCACTTAAAAAAGTGTCATAATTTTGTTCTTTATTATCTTCTAATATTTCCCCCCAAGCGGTAAAGTTTAAATATAAACTTTTTGATTCTTTGTTGTTAACTGTCCCTATTTTAGTTTTATAATTTTCTAATAAATCTAATTTTATCTCTTTTCCTAATTTCATTAATCTTTCTAATCATATTTTGTTATTTAAATTTGGTAAAAGTATACTAAAAAAAAATTAAATTGTCAAATTATGTTAAAAAAAAACCCTCACTAAGAGGGTTAATTTATTCGTTATTTATTGTTTCTTTAAGATTATTAAATTTAATTATATCATTTAAGAAATTATCTTTATCGAATTTTGTATTTAATAATTTATCTTTTACTTTTAAAAGTTTATCTTTGATTTCAAAATCACTACTTTCATTTAATTTTTTATCTACAGAATCAATACATTCTCTAATTAAACTATTAAAAGTTTTTTCTTTATCATCGTTTAAGAAAGATTTAATTAACTTTTTATCTGACTCACTAATTTCACTATATTTTTCATTAAATTTATTAACCATCAAATTAGTTAAAATTGTTGGTGAAATTGCGACATTATCTGTTTTACTAACCTCATCAACTTTAGTTAACATATGATTAACTAAATTATTCATAGATTCATTTATTTTATCTATGTTTGAAGGTGTTTTAGTAACTCTACTTAGATATGTGATATCTTTATAAAAAGAATCATTTTCTTTTACTATTTTTTTACCTTTTAAAAGATTAATTAATTTTGAGTTACCTTTCTCAATATCTTCACTATTTAATTCTTTAAGTAATTTAATATTTTCTTGTATATATTCTTTAGCCTCTAGTCTATCCTCAAATTTTCTACTCTCTAAATTTTTATATATTAAGAATTGGTTTTTAAGTGTTTTATTCTCTTTTAAATTTTTTATAAATGAAGTAAATAATTTTTTGCCGTCCTCATCTTTTTTGATCACAGATTCTAAAATTATTTTTTTAAATGTGTCTTTTATATTCCCAAAATTTTCCATAGTATTTTTATTAATAAATATAGATTAAATGTAAAAAAATTAATTAATCATATTGTCAATTTGATTTGTAATCTCATTGATTTTAGAATTAAGGGTATCAGCACTTTTTTCAAATGATTCTAAATTATAATTGTTCTCATTTTTTTCTAAACTTTCAGTCAATCTTTTCAAATATATACCCTGATATCTTTTAACTTTTTCTTCGTAATTTCTTTTTTTAGTTTCTAATAATAGATTATCTTTTTTATTAGTAGACTCTTCTGTTGGTGCGGCACCACCAGATTCTGCACCACCAGATTCTGCACCACCGCCTAAACCACCAGTGTCACCACCGCCTAAACCACCAGTGTCTGAACCTAAACCACCAGTGTCACCACCTCCAGTGTCACCACCCGCTTCAGCTTCTCCAGCACCTGACACTAATGCGTCAAAATCACCATATAATCTATCTACTCTATCGAAGATACCTGTCTTTTTAATAACTTCAGCCGTTTGTTCCATTTCCGCAGCTGCCGCCTTTTCTAATCTTTGTTGTTCTAAATCATTTCTAATTTCTTCTTCTGACATACCTAAAATTTCTTTTTTAGCTCTAGTCATTGACATTGCACCAAAACCGTTACCCGCATCTGCAACTGCGTCTTTATATAAAGTAACTTTTAATTGTGTTTGTTCTACTTTAAGCATTTCTGCCTGTGTTGATGGGTTGTTAAGTGTAAGGGTAAAATTCTCTAATTCATCCTCTAAACCTAAAATATATAAATGTATGATAGCAATTTTATTTAATTCTTGCAACATTGATTGTTGTATCCTATTAATTGTTCTAGCAAATCTAATATCTTGTAACGCTAAATTTTTACCTTCACCATTTGCCTCCTCAAAACCTAAAAAAGGTTTAGGTACCCTAAGTGATGTGAATAACTTTTTTTGTAAATATTGTATATCTGCAATTTCAGATAAATTAGTTGCTCCAGGTAGTGTATCTATTGGACTAGGTGCGTTAGGATCCCTTACAGGTATAAAATAATCCTGATCCTGTGCCATTTGATTATATCTAGAATCTATTTGTCCAGTTTTTTGATCAATAACAGGACTTCTTTTAAAATTATTTGCGATTTTGTTTACATATGCAGGAACATCTTGTTCATCAATGTTACCGACATAGATTTTAAATATCCTTCTTTCAGGTGCCCTTGTTACTCTATATATTAACATTGCGTCTTCTGATAATAGTAATTGTTTCCATATCCTTCTAGCCTTTTCTAACATTGATGTGCCGTAAGGTAATCTTCTATCATCCCCCAAAAGTCTAAAATGTGCAACTTGCCACGCATTAAATTCTATATCCCTTTGTCCCCAAATAAATTTTACAGGATTATACTTATCCGTATCAGAGTTCATAGAGTTTTCACCAAATCCTTCATTTTCTTTTCTAGATATTTCAATATTAGGTAGTTGTTTAACACCTAAAATTCCATCTTCACTATCAATATTTAGGAATAAAAAATTATCACCATATTTACATGTATTTCTTGTCCACATAGGTAATGATGTGTGTATATCTAATCGATTAAAAAATAAATCCTCTAATATCCTTCTAACCCTTTTACTTTCGGAAAAAATAGTAATCATTTTATTTTCTGAATTTAAAGTAGTAGATTCTTCCATCATAATATCTAATGCTGCAGAAATTTCTGGAAAAAATTCCATACCCTCAAAATCTGCGTACGACGCTAATCTAGTTGTTTCATAATAAATCGAATGCTGGTAAATTTCATTATCAACCTTTTGCCACATATTTGAAAGGTAGGCGTCTTGTTGTTTTTTTAATTTCTCAAATTCGTATTCTTCCTTTGATTTGGTTCGTAATAACTCTTTATCGTTAATTGAATATCTAGATTTATTTTGTTCCCTTTTCACTTCTGGACCGAATAAATCTGTCAATTGCTGGAATATTGTCTTTTTTGCCATTATATTTTATTTTATTACTATTATAATAAATATCTTAAAAAATTAAATGTTATTTAATACCGAATAACCAGTTATATTCACCATTATCATTTGTCTCATTATTTTGTTTTGGGTGATATGTTGGTGTGTTACTATAAAAAGGGTTAACATAAGTATTATCCATTAATGGTTTTGAGGGATTATCATTAGAAATATTAACCCAACTCTCTAACATAGCCTTTGTTTGTTTTTCAACTTGTTCTAATTTTTTGAATGATGTTTGTACCACAAAAATACACATAGCGAAAGCCATAATAATATCGTCATGATAACCTTCCATATGATCGGGTCTACCATTTTTATATACAAAAGTTCTTAACTCCGATATCATTCTTTGTGATCTAATTAAAGTTTTATTTTCTCTAATATGTTCTTCTAATTCAGAAACCATTTGTAATCTAGTATTACCTACATTAAAACCAGGAACTTTTTCACCTTCCTTATATTTCATTTTGGCATATTTTTCACTAAGTTTCCTACTTTTTGGATCATCATAATGTAAATGTTTGTAATCCATCTCCAACAACTTTAAAACTGTTGCAACACCCATACCACCAGTTATATCTACTATAGTGTAAGCATTATACATATTACCATACTTATAGACTATTTCTGCTAACATATCGGGAGGTAATTTATGTTGGAATTCTGCCACCTGTTCTAAATTTTCAAAATCTAAAATTACTATTGTAGAACTATCTTTACCATCACCTCTACTTACATCGACACCCATAATATATTTGTGACCAACTTCTGGTTTTTTCCATATCCACATAGATTTTTCCACTTCTGCAGAAAATTCAGGATCTTTAACATAATTTTCTTCGTGATATGAGATATATTCATCATCTACTACGTTACCCCCTGAACCAATAAATGAAACATCAAGTTCTTGTGCGATTTTTTTAGCATCCCCCATATCTGCCGCCATTTCTTCATACCAAGGGGATAATGGTTTCCAACCATCTTTAATCATTATTTCATAATACTCTATAGTAGATTCATCAGTTTCATATATTTTATCCATATATTCCCACCTCAATTTAGTTCTATCTAAAGTATTACATTTAATAGTTTCTTCTTCACCTCTTTTCCAATATAAGTTTCTATTATATCTAACATCTTGATACCATTTCATCTCAACTATATTGAAATTATTGTCTTTTTTCTTAGCACCATCATATGTTTTATAATACAATGGATCCATACCGTTTGGTGTAGATATAAGGGATATTTTACCACCCGTACCTAATGAAGCCAACGCCGCACCAAAAACTTCAGAACCATTATCGATAAACGCCGCCTCGTCCATAACTAAAAATGTCGGAGTAAAACCCCTTAACGCATCTTTAGAAGTTGCAAGTGCTCTAATTTCACAACCATTTGATTTTAACTTTAAATGTCCTTTTGAATTTATTTCTAAATAATCTGTATCTTCATCTAATCCCCACACCCAATAAGGTATTTGATCTAAAAAGTCTTTAACTTTTTTAAGGAATTCTTGTGCCAATGTTTGTTTGTTGGCTAATATCAATACTTTATGTGGGTTATCTGGATCACCAAATGCAGTTTTAACTGCGATATATGCGGCAGTGGTAGTGGATACACCTGCCTGTCGAGGTTTAGTTACCAAATTACGATTATACTTTTCATACGATTTAATTATTTCTTTTTGTTTATAAAATAATTTAAATGGAACGTTGCCACTTTGAGTTAAATCGAATGTTTTTAAAAAAGTTTCTATTGCATAAATTGGGTCACCTAAACTACGAGCATATACTTTTAATTGTTCCGCTCTTTCCATAACATTTTATTTATAAATATGGTTATAGATTAAAAAGCAATCAGATTACCATTTTCCCATTCATCGTAGTTTGGACCAAATGTGTATGTAACATTGTTACCTGTCCCTATTTATTCTTCAGATAATAATCTTTTATATTGATTTTCGGTTATAATTATTTTCATATATTAGATTTTATGTAGTCACTTAAATGTTCTGCAACTAAATCACTATCAGGATAAAAGTAACCCATATCGGGCGTAATTAATTTTCCGTCTTCTTCTTCTAAAGTTTCACAAATTACATCCAAGAAGTAACTTTGTGAAAAACTAGGCATTTCACCCTTATTGGTTAAATACCTAACTAAAAAGTCGTAAAAAATTGTAGTAACATCTATATGTAATTTGTTTCCATCTACCCATTCAGGTTTGTTACCAAAAAAAGAAGTTATATGACCTTCTAATATTTTAAAAATTTCATCTTCGGCAGCAGAATCGTATGAGACTCTATATGCATCTTCTAAAAGATCTTTTAAATCATAAAATAATTCATCTTCACCTATCAGTTCTAGTAAAATACCCTCATCATTAACCATTTCTTCTGTTAACACCTCACCATCACTATTTTCTAGTTCCTTACCTATTAAACCTTTTTCTTTTACATATTCTTGAATATGTTTTATTGTGTCTTTATTTAATATATCTACAATATCATCTGAGAAATCAACATCAAACCAACCATATAGTTCTGCCCAATCAGAATTTAAAACTCTTTGCGCCAAATTATCATCATCAAATAAACATTTAAACTCCTCCCAATCATCAAGTTTAAGAATAAATCTTTCACCATCACCAATCTCCTCAATGTCTCTAAAATCTCTTGGAAATGAGTCTTTATTTTTTAGATATTTATCTAACCAACCACTATTATTTAATATTTTAAGTAAATCTTCTGTATATACATAGTAAGTTATATCCTGAAAATCAATGTCTTTTGTTGGGTCATCACCCTTACTGATATAATATTCAAATAACAAAGTATATGCGTCAACCTTTGACAGATTTAAATTTTGTTCCAAATCTTCCATTATTGAATCTATGTCCCATTCAAAATGTTCTACAATACTATCTATATACCTAAAAACTCTTTTAGGTGTTTCAGTACTTTCTCTTAATATTTTTTTTATAATATTTCTCATATAGTAATAAATATTATTAGATAAAAAAAAATCCCATATTATTAATATGGGATTAACTTTTTTATTAAAATTTTACATATATTTATGTAATTTTTCCACTAAATCAAAATCACCTGCATCTAACGCTTGATTAATTAAAGTTTCTATTTCTCTTTTAGACATTTTAGAATAGTCAACGTCCTCATCAGATTCTTCAGTTATGTAATTTTTTTAATGTATCTACTACCTCACCACATTTTTGACTTCCACTTAAAATTTCTTTCATAAAATCATGAAATTGTTTTGCTGGTAATTTACTTAATTCTTTAAATAACCATTGTTTTATATCATAATTCTCTGTACCAATACAATCTAAGAATTTTTCCCACATACCAGGACCTAATCTCATTCCCCATATTTCACCTTCATCCGTATCAGCCTTTTCGATAACTTCTTTATGTTCATCAAAATCTAAATGACCATCTGCCCAATTGATTGCTGCCAACTCTAAAGCTCCTTTAATTAATTCATGAACTAAAAGAGGGAATATCCAAGCTTTTGCAACAACTACTGGTATTTCATCACCTTCTTCTATGTTGGCATCTTCCATATCTTCTTCTTCATCTTTATTTTTAGGTTTCTCAGCCTTTCTCCAGTCTATCTTCTCTACACCACCAACTTGTCCAGTCATCATAGTATCAGGAATTACCCAATATTGGAAATCTGCTAATGACATTAATTTACCATATAATCCCATTAATCTTGGATCAATTGCGTCTAATTCATCTGCTACCATATGAAATATATAGTGTCCTTTTTTAGCTGCCCCCTGCATTAATGCATTTATTACTCTCCTTTTATCTACTTCTAACTCCAATTCTTCCATCCTTTTAGCACTTTTAGGTTGTTTAGGAATATTAGGTTGGGGTGATTCAGTGTCATCACCATCTTCTTCTTCATCATCTTCTTTATGACTTAATGGTGATCCTGGAGGACTTAAAGTAGCCTCTAACATTTGTTCAGGTAAATCAAATTCTTCTGATACTATATCGACTGCTAATCTTTCTAACGCCTCTTTATGTCTAGTTTCTATTTGACTTATTTCACCCATTATTTGAAACATCATTTGCATCATATTTGGTGTAATATTTCTAACACCATGATATCTTTTAACTTTGTTGATTATTTCTTTAAACCTTTGTCCAGCTAATTTTTCAGAATAATTTTGAATGTCGGATCCAACAGGTAACGATTTACTTTTACCGAAAATATGTTCACCACTTCTAAGTTTACCTTCTAACCCAGGATTCATTCTTTCTGGATGTTCAGGATCATATTCTATTGCTTCAGTTATTCTTCTAATTCTAACTTTTTCGGAAAGTACTCTTTTAGTAACTTCACTAATTATGTTTCTTCTTCTCATAGTATATATTTATTTTATCTATTTCCGTATAATGCCGTTGTCCACATTTTAAAACATTCTTTTGACAACTGTTCAAAAACTCTTTGAACTTTTGTTATTTCAGGGTCTTTATCACCTCTATTTTCTAATCTAGTTAAAGCTGCCCTTATTAAAATATCTCTAATTTTATTTTTATTTTCTAATAAATAGTTAATGGTTTCTAATAAATGTCTAATGTTTTTTAATTCAGATTGTAACATCTCAATATCATTTTCACCTTCTTCATTATCATATTCTAATTCTTCTATTTCATATTCTAATTCTTCTATTTCAGATTCTAAAGATTCAACATCTTTACCCATACCATATAACCATCTATGTAAGTCTTCCTTAGTCCAATTTAATATTGGGGATGAACCGAACATGTTGATAACACCACTTTGTCTTAATTGTTCAAAAAATCTAAATATTTCTTTTTTTTCTAATGCAGGTATTTCAGTAACTATAAAAATCTCACCAGAATTTTCTTTTACAATATTAATCATTTTTTTATTAATATACTCAACTAAATCTTTTTTTTTCATCTTTGGTTTAACATTTTCATCCTTTTTTTTAGAATGTTTAACGTCTTTACACATTTCAGTAGCCTTAGTTTTAGATAATTCTCTTTCCGATTTAGGTGCATTCATTTGATAACAAGCCCATCGTCTTTGTTTTTCAGTGAATACTTCGTTTAATATATCTATTTTTTTCATTTTCTTTTACCTTTAAAAGGTTTAATCCCTTTTCTATTTCTACCTACCATTCGTGAATCATCTAAGTCCTCATCATCTTCATTCACTGTTACAGAACGTATCTTACCTTGATCATCTTTTACTCCATAAGAACCTTTTTCTAATTTATTAAAAGAACTATTAAATTCGTCTTGATCATAAACTGTCATTTGTTCTACTTCATCAATGTATCTTTCCATTAATTTACGTCTAACTGCTCTTTTAATTTCAGATTCGTAAAGTCTAATTTTATTTTTCATAACAAATAATTTATATGTTTATTATTTCTTTTTCATATTTTATGACTAAATCTTTTTCATATAGTTTGTCTTCTACTGAATTAATTTTTTCACCAAATGTGAAAAATAATCTTTTTTCAGGGTATTCGTCATAACCTTCCATATTTTCCCACCCTAATGCGATTATACCATCTACGGCATCCCACATTGCGAAAGAATCAGATTCTTGAACCAAATCTAATTTAAGTGTTGTAGTCAATGAACCAGATTTTTTTATAAATTTATTTTCAGGTGGTTCAGGATTTCCTGATGAAGGGTATGAATCCCAACCATCACCATCAATATCCTCTAACGTATCTGAAAAAAGGAACTCATAAATATAGTTCCCTTTCCAGTTTTGCCCAATTTTATTTATATATACTAAATTCATTATCTAAACATTCCTCTCCTTCTAAATGAAGGTTTATTATTGTCATCATCTAACGCCTTAGGTCTTGGATCAACTTTTGGTCTTTTAATAGTTTCCCAAGGGTTTTTTTCTCTAGGTGGTTTAGTGATTGGTTTATCAATTCCAGGTTCTTTAACTGGTGAGTTAGCCTTAGGTCTAGGATCAACTTGCGGTCTTTTAATAGTTTCCCAAGGTTTCTTTTCTCTAGGTGGTTTAGTAACTGGAGTACCGATTCCTGGTTGTTTAACTGGAGAATTATTTCTTAAAAAGTCAATATCTAATTCTATAAAATCATCGTTATCTCTTTTGTTACCGTATCTACCATTATTATTAGAATAATCTAATCTACCATCCGAATTGTTATCCATATCTAGTCTATTAGGAATACCATCAAAATCTCTATCTAAATCACCTGTAGGTAAGTAACCTTGTCCTGTTTGTACTGCGTCCATCATAGACATTTCATCCTCATCTATCAAACTTCTTCTTCTATCTCTTCTACCTTCATTTTTTTTATCTCTCCTTAAAGCCTCAAAATCAGCACGTGTAATTTTACCATAAGGTTTTGCTCTATCTATTTTTTTTCTACCGTCTGTAAACTTTTCTTCATCCATCATAAATGGATCGTTTCCTAAATCATTTGCACAACTAGGACAACCAAATCCCATACAATCTTCACATATACTTCTTTCTTCTCTTAAAACTTTTTTAAGTGATTTTTTAGTTTCATTTATTAAAAAAGATTCCATTAATCTTTTTTTACTAAATACTCTACTTTCATTAGTATCTTTTTTAGTACCTTTTTCTTTATATACTAATTTATGTCCAGAACATTCACATTTACCATCTTTTAATAACATCGCTATCATATCAGGTGTAATCTCTAATGGTTTTTCTGATTTAGAAACTTCTTCCGAAAGTTCTTCTGAACCAGTATCACCAACAGGTTCTTCAGTATCACCAACAGGTTCTTCCGAACTATCATCACCAACAGGTTCTTCAGTATCACCAACAGGTTCTTCATCACCTTCTTCTTCATCACCTTCTATTTTTGCAATAATATCTTCTTTATCACTTTCATCCATTTCATCTAAATGTAATGCTGAAATAATAGAATTTATTACATATTTTTCTAATTCAGGATCAACTTCTTCTTTATCTCTTAACATCTGACCGATTTTACCAGTCATTTTTTGTATTTTTTTAGTTGTGTCATCTCCGTCTTCTTCCACATCCGATTCTTCTGTATCTGATTCCTCATCACCAAAATCCATATCTGCAATATCTCCACCCATATCAACATCTGGTTCATCGGATACTTCATCCTCTACAGGTGCTTGACCCGCATCAGGTGATTCACTAGATTTAGGTTTAGGTGCGTCAACCTTTAATACTTTTTTTTCTTCATCAGAAATAATCTCTTCTTCTTTCTCTAATACAAATCCAAATCCTGCACCTCCAGCAACTGCTCTACCATCAGATTCAAAAATGTTTGTATTATTTTTAATACCGTAAGATTCATTTAACATATCGAATTTGATATTTAAACGTTTCAAGGCTTCCGAATAAGAGTGGTATCTTTCATCAAATTTATTTTGAAGTCCTCCAATATAATTAAAATCTTCAGCTAAGAACTTTCCTGATTTTTTTTCTGATGTCTTAATGAAGTAATCGTGATTTTCTCTAATTATACCATATACTATACCATTAGGACCTCTTTTGATTAGTTCTAATTCAGAAAATGATTTACTTTCGTTTAAAGTATTCATTTTACCCATAAGATCTAGCATTCTATTTAATTTATCTTGACCTTTTAATGTTTTAGGATTTACATAATTTTTCATATATTTTCTATTTAATTTTTATCCGTTAGTCGGTAAACCTGTTTTTATGTTTACAAATTGGTATTGTTCTGTTCCACCAGTCGCAGTTATTAATCCTGTAGGTATAACACCTTGTGCTTTTAAATTACCTAAAAGTAAAAACCCTGAATTTAAAGTAGTTGTAGCACCATTAATAATGCCATCTAATGTACTACCTGCCACACCTGATACTGACACACCATTTATTGTGTAAGAACCAGTGGTATTAAAATACACCGCACTATATACATAGTTATCAAAATTTGCAGTAGTGTTTGTATGGATTACAGAATACGTACCTGTTAAATAAGTTGTTCCCATATTATTATTTATAAATAAATATTACGTTTTTATT